TTTTTAATTATCATTGGCATGTTATTGAACAAACTGATTTATCTGGTAACTTAGAACCTACAGGCGAAATGCCTTTGCATTTTGGACTACAGAAAGAATTGGGCCAGCATAAAGACGATGTCCGTGTAGTAGTACATGTTCATCCAACTTACTGTATTGCGGCAATGCATGCCGGTATCGATTTAGGAACTATTAGCGATTCGTTTCCAGAATTGAATCGTTATACTAAAGTGGCACATAATGTAGGAGATGTTGCTCCTATCAGCGAAGAACTTGGCGAAGAATGTCATCGCAATTTAGGATTAGATCGTGACGGCAACATCAAGTTTGATATAGTAGGAATCAAAGGACACGGTGTTGTAGCTATTGGTAATACACCTTGGCGTGCCTACGAACACATAGAAAGATTAGAACATATTTGCAAGATAGTACTTGCATCAGGAAAATATTAATGAGCAAAGAACAATATAATTTAAAAACAAAAACAGACTATTTAAATCGTAAGATGTTCCTAGACCCAGCAGGGCCAGTTACTATCCAACGCTTTGAGGAAGTTAAGTATAAGAAGATTGCAGATTTTGAAGCTACCGCACGTGGCTTCTTTTGGCAACCAGAAGAAGTGAGCCTCACTAAAGATTCAAACGATTTTAAGGATGCAAGTGATGCAATCAAACATATCTTTACTAGTAACTTGCTTAGGCAAACTGCTCTTGACAGTCTGCAAGGTCGCGGCCCAAGTCAAATCTTTACTCCGGTCGTAAGCCTACCAGAATTAGAAAGTCTAGTTTATAACTGGACGTTCTTCGAAACTAATATCCACAGCAAGAGCTACAGCCATATTATTCGTAACATCTATAATGTGCCTAAAGATGTATTCAATACAATACATGATACTAAAGAAATTGTAGACATGGCTTCGAGCGTTGGAGATTACTACGATGCGCTACATCAAATTAACTGCCGTAAAGAATCTGGCGAAAAGATTAATGAGACAACTCACATCAAAGCGATTTACATGGCATTACACGCGAGCTATGCATTGGAAGCATTCCGCTTCATGGTATCATTTGCCACCTCACTAGCCATGGTCGAGAATAAGATCTTTATTGGTAACGGTAACATTATTAGTTTGATTCTCCAAGACGAACTACTGCACAAAGGATGGACTGCTTACTTGATTAATCAAGTGGTTAAGGAAGATAGCAGGTTTGCCGAAATTAAAGCAGAATGTGAACAAGAAGTATATAATCTATATATGGATGTTATCCGTGAAGAAAAACAGTGGGCGGACTATTTGTTTAACAAAGGCCCAGTTATTGGATTGAACGCTAACATTCTAAAAGACTTTGTAGACTATACAGCCGTTAGCGCACTTAAAGATATTGGTATTAAGTATAATAACCCTGCACCAAAGTCTACACCTATTCCTTGGTTCAACAAGCACGTTAACACAAGCAATAAACAAACAGCATTACAAGAAAGCGAAAGTACAAATTATGTCATAGGTGTTATGAGCGATGCTCTGGACTATGACGCTTTACCAGAGTTATAATATGATTACAGTATACAGTAAAAACAACTGCCCGTTTTGCGACAGGGCAAAAGCATTATTAGAAAGCAAAAACATTCCATTTAAAACAGTTATGATGGAAGAAAATCCAGACGCACGTGAGTTCTTAATGGATCAAGGTTTACGTAGTGTTCCACAGATTTTCAAGGACGGCGTTCTCCTACCTGGTGGCTATCAAGGCCTTGCAGGTAAAGACGAAGAATTTTTTAACACACTCAAAGGATAATATGTTAATTAACAAAGGAATTGCAGTAGGTGAAGTTGTAACAATTAAAACAACTGCGGGCGAAGAAATTGTCGCTAAACTAGTTGAAGAAAATCCAATGACTATTACAGTCAGTAAACCATTGGTACTAACCGCAGGACAAAAGGGTATTGCCCTAGTTCCCTTCTTGTTTACTACAGAACCAGATGCAGATATTCAAATTTCCCGTAGTACAATTATGGTACTTGCACCTTGCGGTAAAGACGCATCGGATACTTACATTCAAAATACCACCGGCATTAAACTAGCATAAATATTACTATTAGGAGTTAGACATGCCAATAACAACCGTAACAACCGTATTACCAATTGGCGGTACTGGAACGTATACTATTGTAGACACAACTGCGGCCGCAATTGAGTTACAGACGCTTGCTCTAGGGGGTTTGTTTGGCCCTACCGCGGCCGCAACTCCAGGATTAACTCAAATTGTTTCTGGACAAGCAGAAAGTATTAAATTAATAAACGAAAAAATGAGTACGTTAGCTGATAAACTTGAACAGCTATCTACTGCGGTAGGCGGTGTTAACAAAAGCCAAGCAGACGTTCTTACTGCTTTGGCAAATATGCAATTTACTTTAATAGAAACTAAAACTATTCAAACAATGGCATTCGCTGATCAATCGTATAATAATAAATTTCAACAAAACGCTACTAATCAAGCCCTTGCGGATGCTGGCAAGCCTGCTATCGAAGTTAAACCAGAAGAAATTGAGTCCGCAACAAAACGTTCAATTGTTACAGTTGGCACAATAAATGGCCAAGTAGCGGCTACTAATATAGTACAAGAATATGTGATTAGCGCAGTTACCAAAGGATATGCAATATCACAACAATGGATTGCTCAAACTGCGTTTGGTAAATTTGTACAAGATTATTATGCAGTGGCTAAAATTCAAACACAGTTATTGTATGCAGATGAAAAAACAGCACGTGAGCTTAAAGATCAGTTGAACGTAATTCGAGCAAGACGTACTAACCCAACAGCCGCATAATGCCAAATCGAGATACTGCTATTATAGATATTTCAACAATAACCGGCGGCGGCCATCTTGTGGGTAATGGTGCCAAAACGGTAACCATGAATGGCCATCCAGTTGCACTTGAAGGTTCTATATCTTCCACAGGGCATGCAGTATTGCCACCCGAAGCAGATCACCATGTCTATATCGAAGGGCGAAAAACAGCTCGCACCGGCAATGCTCTGGGCGACGGCAAGCGCATACAAGACACTGTTCCCAAAAAAACTTAATCAACTTGGTTGACCTTTATTTTTAGCCCCTGTACACTAGGTATAAGTACTTGGTACTTGCCTTAAAGGAGAAATATATGGCTACAAATAAATTCGCAGAATTCACTGCAATCATCGAAGCAATGGAAAGTGATTTTGAAAAGTTTTACGATAAAGAAGTTGGCGCGGCCGGAACTCGTGTTCGTAAGCATTGCCAGGATCTGGCTAAGTTATGCAAAGACACACGTAACGATGTAACAGCAGTTAAAAACGCAAGAAAAGAAGCTAAGTAATACTACTATGGCATACAGCGACAAGGTCATCGACCATTATGAAAATCCCCGCAATGTTGGATCATTTGCCAAAGATGATCCTACTATTGGAACGGGTATGGTTGGTGCCCCTGCCTGTGGCGATGTAATGAAATTACAAATCAAAGTCAATGAACAAGGTATTATCGAAGATGCTAAATTCAAAACTTACGGGTGTGGGTCGGCAATTGCGTCTAGCTCTCTTGTTACAGAATGGCTTAAAGGTAAGACTCTTGACGAAGCAGGAAGCATCAAGAATTCTGCGATTGCAGACGAACTCGCCCTACCTCCGGTCAAAATACATTGTAGCATATTGGCAGAAGATGCGATTAAGGCGGCTGTAAATGATTACCGTAACCGAAACAGCCACTAAAAAAATCAAACAGAATTTAGAAAAACGTGGCAAAGGCGTCGGTATTCGTTTAGGTGTGAGAACTACCGGATGTAGTGGATTGGCATACACAATTGAATATGTAGACGAATATACAGCAGAAGCAGGTGTAACCAATTATGCCCAAAGAGATTTTGTTGTACTAGTAGATGCCAAAAGCCTGGCCTATTTGAATGGGCTAACTATAGACTGGGTCCGCAACGGACTCAATGAAGGATTTGATTTCGTCAATCCAAATGAACGTGATCGCTGTGGGTGCGGCGAGTCATTTCGAGTTTAAACCAAAAATACTTGACTTTAACTAAAGATAGCTGTATAATACTAGCTAATGTTATAACTTTTGGAGATTATTTTGAGTATGCATTTAGAAGGTCCGTGGCTTAGTACCACTGGCAAGAAAAAAGGTAAAAAGAAATTCGCATCAGCAGAACATGCAAGAAAGGCTAGAGAATTGGACGAAAGTTGGAAAGAGCTACAAAAACGCTGGGCAATTGAAGCAGAAGATAAAAAGCGTAAACGAGCACTTTCAAGCGAAGTTTATAGTTCTCCTAAGCCCATGTATCGGGGAGCAGATGCTCCCCGTATCCCTAGTAGAGATTCCGGCGGTGGTGTAGCTACACTTGCTCCGCCCAAAGTTTATACAGGAACTATGGTAAAAGGTATTGCGACCATGCATAAAAGCAACGCTGTACCCGTCTTTAGCGACGAACAAGCAATAGATATTAGTAAAATGCGTAGATAACCAATAAACTTATGTTTTTATACTGGTCATCCTGGCATAACTATATATTGTACCTCAAAAGGTTTGGAGTACAAACAAGCAGTAAGGCTTTTAACGCACAAGGAGATGTATCAGAGCCATATTTTAAAATGACGGAACTAGCGATTCCTGATCCAGCGTAAAGGAGAAATTACAATGATACGCATTATCAAAACAGTAGTCTTTATTTTAGCAATGATGCTAGTAGGACTAGCAGGGATTAAGGCAGTGAACTATAAACTGGAAACCTTGAAACATGCTCGCGAAAATGTGAGCCCAGTTACAGCAGAAGTCAGACAAAAACAACTAGACTGCCTAGCTCGTAACATTTACCATGAAGCCGGTTACGAACCTTTTGAAGGCAAAGTAGCAGTTGCTCAGGTAACAATCAATCGTGCAGAAAGCGGACAGTTTCCGTCCGATATCTGTCAAGTAGTATATCAAAAGAATGTTGTATATGAACGTGTGCTTTGCCAGTTCAGCTGGTACTGCGAAGGCCCTAGTGCTAAAAAGCCTATGAATGGCCCTGTATACACAGAAAGTATGGAAGTAGCCAAAAAAGTACTACTAGAAGGATTCAGATTGCCTTCTATCAAAAAGGCACTTTACTTTCATGGAGATTATATCAACCCCAAGTGGAACAAAAAGCCAGTAGCACACGTTGGCCGCCACATTTTTTATGAATAGGACTTAAAATGACTTTGACTATCTTAACAGAACGAATTAAACATACAATCAGTGATCTCTTTAATTTAGACCTTTGGGTTAAAACAGTTAAAGAACATGCGCCACATGTAAGCGCAGAAACAATGGGATGGGTAGCAGTTATTCTAATGCACCTAGCTACTATTCCAACAATGGTAGCAGTCCTAACAGGCTTAACTGAAAAGATGCCTCCTGTAGATTTGGTGTTGTTTGTTTGGGCAGGATTGTTTTGCTTGTTTATCAAAGCTACAATTCAAAAGGACTTGCTTAACATTGTAACTATTGGATTTGGATTCTTTGTGCAGGCCGCACTTTTAGCATTAATAGTGTTCAAATAAGTTGCAATTCAGCTAGGCCCTAGTGTAGAATATGACATTAGGGCTAATTGCTGATAAATATATGATATTAATAGGAGCATAATAATGCCATCAGGATTTCAAAACGACAGTAATCAGCTACAAGCTGAAATGTATAAAGTTATTATCGATATGTCTAATACAACATATTTTCCCACAGCGGACGGTAATGACAACGGTGGTGTAACACCAAACGCATGGGACGCATTCAGCGTACTACCAACTACACTAGTATTGGGTAAAGCTCGTGCTAGAGGAAATATGCGTTTCCGCAATGTAGTTAACCGCTTGCAAGGATTAGGCGATTGCCAAATTCGTGATATTACAATCACAGAAGCTAACGCCAGTGCTCAAGCAACTAGTTTACAATTTACAGTATTGTACGAGCGTCCATTGTTTGCGGCCCTAACAGGCGCACAACAAGGTGCAACTACAGTTGGTAATGATATCAACGGTGCAACAATGGATACAACTGCAAAAGTAGTTCGTAATGCTATTGCTCAAGGTATTCGTGATACAACAACAGCACAAGCTCGCGTGTATGATCCTTCAGCTGGTGTTCAAGGAACCCAACAAAGTATTACTGTAACTGCTACAGGCCAAAATATTGCCCAAACAATGGGTGTATTGACTGTAACTCAAATTGACGAATCAACATTATTCGATTAAGGACTGAATGATACTCGCATACTTACTCCTATTAACTGGTTTAACAATATCTGCGGTTGCAATCTACTACTCAGTAGTAGGTTTAACCGCAATATTTTCTGCGGCAGTAATTCCAATTATTGTCATGGGAGCTTCCTTAGAAGTAGCCAAGCTAGTATGCGCATCATGGCTCAAGGCCAATTGGGAACGTGCTCCACGTTTCATAAAGTATTACATGATCATTGCTGTGGTCGTGCTGATGCTGATTACCTCAATGGGTATCTTTGGATTCCTTTCCAAAGCACACAACGATCAAAACCTAGTGTCAGGCGATGTTACTAGTAAGATTGCTATCTATGATGAAAAGATCAAAACAGCAAAGGACAATATCGATGCGAACCGGAAGGCGCTTAAACAGATGGATGAAGCTGTGGACCAAGTTATGGGTCGAAGCAGTGATGAAAAAGGTGCCGAGAAAGCAGTTGCTATTAGAAGAGGCCAGCAAAAAGAAAGAGCCCGCCTTCAATCTGAAATTACGTCCGAACAGAAAGCTATTGCCTCCCTTAGCGAAGAACGTGCGCCAATCGCGGCCGAAGTCCGAAAAGTTGAAGCAGAAGTAGGCCCAATAAAATATATTGCCAAGTTCCTATATGGTGAACATGGTGCAGATGAAAACATGCTCGAGCAAGCAGTAACATGGATTATTATTCTTATTGTCGTTGTATTTGATCCGCTAGCAGTTATCATGTTGCTGGGCGCACAAATGACTTTTGCTTGGGCTAAAGAAGAAAAAGAAAACAATTGGCTTGATGACCAAGCTGAAGATTTAACAGAAGCGTTCTTTGTTCCGGATGTAGAAGAAAAGCCTACAGAAGAAAAGACTCCCGAACCCACAGTACCGTATACTATATTAGATGAAGATCAAACACCCGACTATCCGGATGATACTTGGCCATTTCCATCTTACAACGAGATTACAGCAGATCAAACAACAACAATTAATGAAACTGAGGCACCAAGCGAAACGCCTGTTACAGCACTAGGAGGTGATATAACTGAACAGGAATCGTCAGATCAAGAACTTCCACAGCCAATAGAGCAATGGAACGCCATGATTGCAGAGGCAGAAGCAGAGGCACACAAAGAAATAGTCGAGAAGGAAGCTCGTAAATATCAAATACTTCCTGAACTTGTTGAACATAACAATGAGCGCACTAAGCCTGATCTTACAGAAGTTATAGAACCCGACGAATCAAAAAAAAAGACTTACATGACGAAGGCTCCGGACGGATCAATACAGATCAAAAACCGATCATAAGCAATGATTATGTACAAAATGCAGAACAAGACGAAAGTACATTATGGGCAAGAATCAATAAAAGAAATACTGATTTAAAACCACGTAGTCAATTGCACGTAGAGTTTGGCCGTGACGGATTTCAAGGCATAGAAGTCAACAAAGATTTAGAACCAGAGCTTTATAATTTTGTGGAAGATTGTAAAGTAAACGGTGCTCGTTTTTACGGCCACGATGAGGAAACACTAGAATATTTTGCAAGAAGAATATATGAGCTTAGGAAAGATTAACTTAATAACCCCTCCCGATAAATTGTTCAATATGAACTTGGGATATCTTTTGGTAAAACCATCATTGTATGTTAAGCAACAATTTCAAACTATATTAAGTCATAATATGGAAGAAATTAATGTGTTTATTTACGATGACGATGAACAAGATATAGATTGGTTACTCAGCGTAGCTAATCAATGTGACGTTACTATTATTGATATAGATAACTGTGATATGATTACTCATAAATTTGTCACTTATTTGTTAGCCCAACCAAATACACACTATATAACTAATGACGAGATTACTCCTTACGGTTTAATCAACAAAAACAGAATTTACAATTTGGACTGGATTGTACAGCAAATGAACGACGACAACGAAGAGGATGAAACTGATGAGTAGAGAAAAACGGTATGATGGTAATCGTGTTACGATCAAAGATAACGAGAACATAACACAGGCACTTCGCCGATTTAAACGCAAGATTGAAGACAGCGGCCTTTTGGATACACTCCGTAAAAAAGAGTTTTATGAAAAGCCAACAACTGAACGCAAACGCAAGAAGTCGGCCGCAGTAAATCGATACAAGAAGAAACTCGAAAAAGAGCAATTACCTAAAAAAATGTATTGACGACTGACATTGTATCTGTTATAATTTAAGTTCATAATAAAGAAAGAATTTAAATGGCCAATACGGATATAATGATTGATTTGGAAACGCTAGCAACATCAACAGATGCTACTATCCTAACAATTGGTGCTGTAAAGTTTGACCCTTTTGGGAAAGACATTGAAGAACCCGCAATGGATTCTTTTTATGTTAGAGTGGATCTAGATAGCTGTGATGAACTTGGACTTGCAGTTAATGATGATACTATAGCATGGTGGGCGCAACAAAGCAAAGAAGCACAAGATGAGGCCTT